GGCGCAGGGACCGTCATAGGGGACCACAAAATGTCCCCTGCGTATCAACAGTACGAGCGAGACCTAGCAGCATACCAGCAAGGCATTCGAGATAACCCAGCCCAAGGCCCTGATATGGTTGACAGGATGATGGGCAGGAGCGTTGGCGCGGCTGCAGATCGCACTGCCCAAAATCAAGAACGAGGTAGGCCAACGCCTCCCGCCCCCGGTCGTGCTCCTACGTTTGGCGAGTTCAAGTCGGGAAAGGTTGACGGGTTCGCGGCTAACACCCCTTCAATGCTTGACGAGGACGGAGATGGTATTGATGACCGACTCCAAGAACTCGACGAGAGAAATAAATTGCTCGAGAAGCAAAAAAGGCTGGAAGACGCTGAGAAGAAAAACCGTCAACTCGAAAGAGACCGGGCTCGTAGAGAAGTAGTTAAACGACAACAAGAACGGCAGTACGCCAATATTCATGGTGCTAGCGCCCGGGGAGTGCAAGCTACGCCGGGAGCACAACCTCCTAGTGAGTTTTAATGTCTGACCCTCAAACCTTTATCTCTTTTGGTTCGGGCGTACGCCTGATGGAAGAGGGGGAGTACATCAAAGCAATGGGCAGCGGGATCACCACAAAGGGGTTCCGCGCTCTTTGCGCTAATCTCCGGGTGCCCCTAATCTTTATTGGAGAAGGGGTTTACGTTGACATGAACCGGTTTGAGATGGCAATGCACGCGATTACCCGCATTGGGAATGAGAACTTTATCTTCCCAGGGGCTGCACCTATGAGCTACCGGAAGTCGCTCAAGGCCCGTGTGAACCTTGAACCCGAAGAAATACTAGACAACTATGAAGTGTTGACCACTGAGTTGATCCTATCCAAGAAGGTAAACGGTGTAGAGCTGACCCGCAGCGTGCGGGAATCAGCCAAGAAAGCAGCGGAGAGAATGAGAGACGCGGCTCTACACCGTGCTCCTTGGAAACTTCAACAAAGGCGCGTATATGACAGCGAAAGGCAACATTCAGAAACCCAACCCTGATGACGCAATCGTTGGCTTCTTCTCTATGGAAGGCGCCGCACAGGGCATCTTGGCGTCTAGGTTTGACGCGCGTGAGGAAATGGAGATAACCGTTCGTCATGCGCGGGACCCAGATCCGAAGATATCACTTGCCGGTCTTCGGCACCTCAGATCCATTCTCAAAGACGTCGCTACAGCTAACGGCATTGTCGGTAGCATGAGCGAAGTACGCGAGTCCACTGGTGAAGACGGATCGAAGGTTCGGCAGGTGGTCTCCACAAACAAACTGATCAGCAGGATCAAGGAAGGTAGGACACGTGTCCAAAACCACGACCCGGAAAAAGGCCACCTCGAACACCACTCCCCCCAAGAAAGAAGTGCCGAGGAGCCCCCTAGTGATCGCAGTCGAAAATCATCTCAAGTCTCTTTCCCCGCAGCAACTGATTCAGTACGCCCTGCCGGCGATTCAGGACATGGCGATCCCGAACCCGATTCCGATGTTTGCTGATACTCCTGAAGAAGGAGCATCCAAGATTTACAACGAGATGTTTGTCGGCAGCATGATGCGCGCCCCTTATGCAGCAGCGGTGATTGAACTTGAACGGTTATCTATGATGCGTGGAGATGAGCGTCTTGTTGCTGCACAGGTAAGCAGACTTGCGACAGTGTCGGTGTTCATGCGGGAGGCAATGGAACGACACGTTGATTCCTAAACTAATTACCCCTAATGACCTATACCCCCTTCCGGCAGACTATATGGAGCTGTCGGAAGAGGGGCAACGTCAAGCCCGAACAAACGCATGCAGGCAGTTTCTGGTTCCTGGTCTTACCGACCGGCAGAAGGCAGAGGCATACGTCGCATCACTGAACTTCCTCGACTTTTACTACCTCCATCCAGACTTGGATGTTGAGTTCGACCCGATGTTCTATGACGACGCACCCTTACCTACACCGGAGATGCACTACGACATCGCACGACAATGGGCAACAGAAAGACTCTCAATCGCAATCGCTCCTCGCGGATCCGCAAAGTCCAGCCTGGTCAAGAAAACAATCCTGCTAGAAACATTAGCGCGACCCAAGTTCAGCGTAATCTACGCTACGTCAACGGGCGACAATACAAAGTCCGTCGGGCAGTCCATCAAAGACCAATACAGCTTCAACCCCCGCATCAGCGACGACTTCGGAGCCGAGACACCTTACGGGCGCCTTGCCCCCAAACGAGGCGAAGCACCCTACGGCAACACGTACATGCAGCTTATGAACGGTTCATCGCTGCGTTGTATCTCTGCGGAGTCAAAGCAACGTGGTGGTCGTCCGCGCCTTTACGTATTGGACGACCCAGAGTATGACCCAAAGGCATCGACCTCTATGTCACTCATCCGTGAGTACATGGATCAGCTGCTCTTCAAGGTCGTGCTCCCCATGGTTATGCGCGCAGGCTGCGGTGCTAGATGGCTTGCTACGTTTGTGTCTCGTCGTCACTACGCATTCCACGCAATGGATGTAGAAGGCGGCAAAGCACGCGACCCTCGGTTCAACAAGTGGGACCGCATCATTATCCGTTCGGAGTACCAAGATGAACAAGGAAACACCAAAAGCTGTTGGCCAGACATGTGGCCAGCAACCGTCGAAGAACGTGATCAGCTGGCAATCAAAGATGAGCGTTTCAAAAAGTGCGTGTCACTCGAAGAGATCAAGGAAACCATTGGGGTTGCCAACTACCTCTCTGAATACATGGCTCAGCCTGGGCGGGGTGACGAAGTCTTCTTCCCGAACCTAGAAGAGGAGAAGCACGGATATTGGTTTGAGGAGCCGGATGAAGAGTTCGAAATCGAACCACATAACTCCAACACTATAGTGTGTTGGTACTCAAATGACGAACTGAAACGACAAAGCCTCAAGTCCCTTCTTGCGTGCTGCCGTCTGTTTATGTCCGTCGACACCTCGTACACCTCCACCAAAGACTCAGACTCCAAGGTGTGTACCCTGATGGGGGTCAACAAAGAGAACGAATTGTTTGTCTTTGACATGTGGTCGCAACAGTGTCAGCAGCAGAAGCTGATCGACGCCACGCTGCAGATGGCGGACAAGTGGCGCTGCCCCAGCGTGCACGTTGAGGGCATCAAAGAAGGGCTTAGCGTTTACGACACCCTCTACTCCATCGTCAGCACCCGAGCGTCTGACATGGCGAACGTTCAACACCTTCCCCGCATCAAGAAGTTCAACCCAGGCATGACATCCAAGTCGGCAAAGATTGCCACCCTGTTGCGTCGGTTTGACTACGGAAAGATCAAACTACCCCTTCGGGACAAGCAACGGAGACCGTGGCGTGCGCTGATCGACCAGATCGAGCAGTTCAACCCAGAGGCTCGAGACGGTGGCCTGCAGCATGATGATGAGATCGACACCGTGTCCATGTCGATGTACATCATTCGAGGTAAACCCGGCAAGGCAGTCCAAGAAGAAGAGGAAGAACCCAACGCCCTTGATCTTCTTCGATCAGGTGAGACGCACGATTACCAAGGAAACCCTATCCTGTTCGGCATACCGCTACAGAACCTCACCCAAGAGGACATAGCACTTCTCCTAACCAGAAAGCAGGAGCCTGATGGAAGAAGCAAAATCTGAGATTCAAGTCCACCCCAGTCACGTTGTAGTACCGATCGCATTCTTTGAGAGAGTGATGGAGGTCTACTACACAGTCAAGGGAGGAGGCATCGTAGGAAGAGAGGAAAAGGAGCCGTTACAGAGTCCTGCCTCGTTTAGGCCGTCAGAAGATATGAACATACCTGATGTAAGAACCGTGCGCAGATACGTACCAGAGGGGTATGTCCCTCGCGGAGCGGCGGCAAGAACGGACGAGGAAGATGCCTGAGGATACCTACACACTACCTAAGGACAAGGATGCGATCTGCCGCATCATTGACCGCCACATTGAAAGGGAAGAGTCCAACAACTCTTACCGCTACACAATGTGGTCTCTTGCGTGGTACTACCTGAACGGCGCTCGTCGCTTTGACGTATTCGATCCAGAGACTGGAATGCTTCAGCCTCACCACCTCGATGAGGATGGGAACATGGAGTTCCAGAGCCAGGAACTTCTGTCAGCTATTGACCGGGTCGTCGGCGTTTTGTCTGCAATGGACGTCCGACCCAAAATCCTCCGCTCCGGTTCGTCGCTGCAACAGATCCGCGACCGGTCAGTAGCTCAAGTTATCGCGGACGCAATGGTGTCCCGAGACAGAGCGGAAGAAACTCTGGCAGAGTTTTCTTACATACTGGCCTCTTGTGGTTGCTGCGGTATTGCAGGTCACATCGTGGACTCCCCCACCGTGGGACTGACCTCTGACCTTGAGGTTGTGCACCCTCGTGAACTGTACGCGTTCCCGTCTACCGGTATGGATCACACCAAACAGCGTGGTCTGATCCGTGAGCGCATTGTGCCTATGGACTACCTCGTGGAGAAGTTCGGGCGAAAGATCAAGACCAACATCGAGAAGATGTACTACTTCGACGTCGAAGCCGGCCAA